GTGAACTTGCTGATGAATTTAATGAAAATGAGGAATTCCTCACTTTTGTGAATAAGCAACAAACTAAGTTTAAGATTGAAGAAGGTTTTGATTCGAGTGATAAAGTTGGGCAAGGTATTGCTTCTATGTCAAAACGTGTTAACGTCATTTTATCTGTTTATGCTCGTGCACTTTTACATAAGGTACGTTCTTTGATTCGTAAGTATAATCGTAATGTTATTCTTGCCTGTTTTGATAGTGACGAGGAACTTAACGATGAATACACTGCTATTATTAGTGGTGCACCACACGATAATGTGTGGGATTGTTCTGACGTTAACGAGTGGGACACTAAATTTCGTACTGTGTTCCAACAACTTACTAGCACACTTGTTTGTGCCATTGGTTGCCCAACTTGGCTTGCTTCTTGGTTCACGCAATTTCGCTCAAAATGGAAAATGGTAATTATGACAAAATCCATTCGAACCGTCCTTATTGGTGACGAAAAACAATTTTCTGGCAATCCTTTTACAATATGTGAGAACACTATTGGTAATATGGCAATGACTTATGCAATTAAACGTTTTGTTTCTGAATACATATCACTTTTTAAAGGTGATGACTCTGCAATCAATTGTCGTCGTTCCATAACTAGTGTTACAGGTCATGCTTTCTTATCTACTACTGGTCACGTTATTAAGAACCATACTGGACCAATTGGTGATTTTGCAGGTTACATACTTACACCTATTGGTCTATTTCCTGACGTTGTTCGTTTCACTTGTAAGTTTATTGGCAAAACTTATCGTTCTCAATGTCACTTCGATGAAACGAAAATTTCAACAGCATCTCGTTGTGCAGTTGTTAAGAATGAATATCAAAAGAACTTTGGCTGTTACGCTACTGCACAATTTTACTGCAAGCACAACGTTAATTTCACTATGTGCTCCATTTTATTCGACTTTTTATGTAATGCTGGTGACATTAAATATTCTGATTTACAGAATGTCACCATGCCAGTCGTATCAACATAAATTAACGTTAAGAGAAGGAAAACTCTTTCAAACCATTCTCTCAGGTTTACCAACTTTCCCTTTTATCATCATTCATTTGGGTTATTTAAACACTCTTCTACCTATGTGTTTATTTTAGTAAATTTTTCACACGCT